CTATTAATATCTTCTAGTTCTTGTTCATTAATATCATCCGATATAGATACAGACCAGTGATTATCACCCTCTAGATATGGTGTTTCGTGTTCTGGATCTAGAATGTTATAACCAATAGGAGATATTGGCCATCTAAAATCAGCATTATATACAAGATAATCTAGATCAGTATCAAACATATCCGGAGATTTGATGATATTTCTCATTGTATCTCTAAACAATAACCAATTATCTTTTTCACCCTCATATTCTTCTACATAATCAGGTAAAACTCGGAAATCACATGCTCTAAGTTGTTTATCTCTTGTTGCCAACTTTTCGGTGTGCATTTTATCTAGATAAGGTCTCTTTTTAACAAGTTCTAGCATTTGATCTCTTACCTGAACTTCCGAGACTACTTCTTGTGTCCATACTGCTGCTTTAATAGCCTCAAATATAGTTTGTGCCTGCTCTAAAGATAGATCTTCATAAGTATATTTTATCCATGTACTTGTTTTTGTAGCAAAACTATACTTTAATTTTTCTTTTTCTAGTCGATAAGATCCATCTTTTCTGATGTAGAAAAGAATGATACGATCATTTCTATTTGAAAACTCATCAGGAAGATTTTCCAATAGGTTTGTATTTAACTGTTCCGACAGTTGACATGCTTTATACTTTAATTCATCAATATCAGGATTGACAGTTCTAACTAAAATAAACTTTTGAACTGCATCATATTCTATGAGAGTAGGATTTTCCTCAGGTACAGGAATATCAGTAAAAACAAAATCGTCAGGATTGAATGTCATTGTTTTATTTTTATTTAGTTTAGTATGCTTTAATCAACCATCTTGTCCAGATGTATGGAGTAATCAAACCAACCTTTTCTTGTGGTGAGAAAGATGGCGTGGGAATAATTTGCTTATTTTGATCTAAAGTAAATCTACCAGGAAGAACTTCTATTCCTAGATCTCCACTGTTAAATTGTGCTTCAATAATAGGAGTGGATGGTACACCAGACTGTACTACTCCACCATCAGAAACATTACCATAACTAAATTTAGTGGGATCTCCCTGAACATTTTCTCTAGTTAAATAATGACTATGACTTAATCGATTGACAGGTCTGAATTGATTAATACTAATTTGTCTTTCAGCAGCATCAATAGAAGCAACCCATTTGTGAAGATCTCCAGAAGAAACACCGCCAGGAGGAGCAGTATCTAGATCAATAAAACTGTTAATCTCATTATAAAAAGGGCTACCAACTTCCAATCCAGTCTGTCTATAGTTTACATCAGACCAACTATTGGTAATATGCTCTCCATCACGACCATCACCTTGAACCAGAACAATACCACTACAGAATGATGGTTCCCAATCTTCTGTTGTATTTACCCAAGACGAATCACCCGCAGATGTAGTTGTAATAGTATCATCAGCATCAAGTTCGATACCATCGAATACAGCATATCCCCAAAGGTTAATGAATGTATTATATTCAGGTTGTTGTGGTAGAGCATCTGTATTATAATTTACTGTTTGAAGATCATTACTCCTTCCGCCATTTCCACCCCATGAAATTCTACCTTTAAATCCCTGGTCAATAATACCAGTAACAAGTTCATGAACGTGAGTTGGAATTTCAAACAATCTCTGTTCTTTCAAAGAAATATCTCCTCTAGATTCTCCTGTTGTGATGAATTCAATAGTAGATTGAACATCAACGTATCCACTAGTTCTAATACTACCAATGTCAAAGAACTGAGAATCAATAGGTTCTTGTCCTGTAGGTGGTTGTTCTACCTGTGGAATATCCTGAGCTGATGGAGAAGCAATAGTATCAATGAACCACAATCCACCATGAGATCCAGGAACAAATGCTGATCTATTTGCTGTATTCTTTGCTGGTCCAAAATTAGGAGATAGAATAGCGGAAGACTGTCTGTTTCCATCAACAGGACCAGTACCAACTACTTTCTTATTTCTAAGATCAGGTAATCGGAATCTAGGTGGAGTTCCAACAAATTGCCCATATGTATATCCAAGAACATCAAATAGAGCAGGATATTCTAATGGATCTAAAGATTGACCATCACAGTAAATAAATCCAGGGAATCTAGATACGATTGATCCATCGAGTTCACCAAATCCCGTAACTCCCGGATCTACACTATCTTTAAATACTGGCATCATTGTACCAATAGGTAATCCATCAAATTTAGTGGCATACTTAGTCTCTTCTATAACTGGTCCAGGAAGTAGATTTCTAAGAATAACATTCAAAGAACTATACCACTGTCCAAGAATAGGTTCTTGTGGTGGAGTTTCGAGGAATACAGTAAATGTTCCTTCGCCATCACCAATAAAAACTGTACCTACTCTCTGGAATCCAGGGAATAATGGAGATAAAAGTCTTGCTCTAATTAAAGTTCCATTAATAACTTGTATAGCACTGCCAACACCAGCATAAGTAGTATAGTTTCCTGTAAAACTACCACCAGGAGGAACAACTTCTAGTTCAATACCACTACCTTCATCTGTAAAGAGAGGAACACCACCGGGATTTGTAATACCAGCAAGTACCACAATAGCAGTGCTCTCTACTAACTGACTAGGAATTGCAGTTGAATCAACACCAAATGTAAAGTTGTCAGGAGTTGTGCCGAAGTTACCAGAGTTTGTAACACTCCAAGGAACAGGAAGATTAACACCAGCAGTAACTTGGAATACAACTTGTTCACCAGGAATAAGAGATGTAGTGTAATATAATCTAATAACATCAAACTCAGATACTACGGCACTACTTACACCTAATTGAACACCATTGACTTCTAAAAATGCCTGTGCTCCAGTTGTAGGATCAGGAGCAATAGAAACAGTAATATCCTCACTAATATCCTGAATTACTTGTAAATTACTAAAGACTTCAACAGCAGGATCCTGATTAATTAATGGAACGAATGCTAAAGTATCAGGTTCTAAGTCTGGCTCTGCTTGTGTTGTAACACTCCACGTAACTAGATTACTACTACCAACAACTACACCAGTGCTAACTGTACTTACAAAGTTTGGAGATGATGTTAATCTTAGTTGTAATCTTTGTCCGTTTTCGATAGTAGCTGGAGAAGGATCACTAGGATCCGAAGTTCTCCATGCTCCAAAAATATATGTTCCAGGATTACCAGGATCTTCTATTCCTACTCGTAGTTCAGCACCATTAGTAGCGGTAACGTCAACTACTTGGTTAATACCACCAATAGTTACTTGATTAGATTCAACCAAAGTATTGATTGGTTGTAAAAATAGATCTTGGAAACTAAAAGAAGAAGGACTTGTATCTGGAGGATCTCCAGTTGTTACAACCCATACAACTTCAGAACCATCACCAGGAGTTACAGTTACAGAATATCCAATGTTATACAAGAATCCAGTATTAATTCTAAGTTGAATGTAATAATTATTTCTTACAGCAGCACCAATACCCCATGGAGTAGTTAGTAGTGTTGCTATGTCTGGTGCTGTTCTAATAGCAGCACTTTGACCATTTGTAATTACATCAAATGATACAGTTCCTGTAATACCTGTGATTTGAACAATTTCAGATTCTACCTCGGTATCTGGATCTACAGGTCCAGCAGGAGTAAAACTAAAAGGATCAGGTATTGTATCTTGAGGAGGCCAGGCAACAATTACAAGACCATCTTCTCCAGGACCAAATCCATTTTCAGAATTTGTTAAAGGAGATGTAATATTGGTGAATACAGCAGGATCATAATACCATCCACCACCAGTACCACCTGTAGCGTCAAGATCTTCAGACTCGGAAGGAGAAACAATAGATCCAATACGACCACCAAACTCATCAAACTTATCAGTGGTAGTAGTACCGCCAGTACCCCATCCACCACCGGCACCTCCACCGCCACCACCTTTAGTGGGGTTGTCTTCTCCATCATCACCTACAGAAATAATAGTACCAATAGGTTCAAGTGCTCCACCACCTAAGTTTTGGTTTCCATTTTGTGATGGTTCTGGAATTGTGGTATCACCACCGGCACCACCGCCACCACCACCGCCTCCAGCAACTACAAGAGTTTGAAGAACAGCAGAACTGAAAATATCTCCAACTAGTTGGTTGACACCAGAAGCACCGCCACCTCCTCCTCCACCACCGGAGAATTCATTAACAGCACCAGACCCGCCATTACCACCTGTAGCAAAACCAACGCCACCAGCTCCTCCAGCAGCACCATTGGCAAAACTATCACCATCTTCTCCTGCTGTGCCAACAATAATTTGTACTCTTCTATTATCAGGATCTTCCCAGAATGCAGCAGGGGAAGAAAGAGTTCCAGAGACCCAGTTTCCAGGAGCTCCTCTACCGCCAATACTGTTTGGTTGATCATCACCACCATCACCACCACCAGCACCATAGACATAGAAATCAACCTCATCTGCCCAGTTAGGTAAGAATAATGTAGTGTCTTGTCCTCCCGTTTTTATGTCATATGTATATTCATCTTTACGAGTAAGAACAGCAAATTTTTCTGTGACAAATGTAGCACCAAGACCTATTCTGTACGTCATCTCAACAACAGTTCCTGGTGGTCCTGCTTCAATACCAACATAAGCAGTACCATTGTTAACAGTAACTGCAGTTTGATACACTACATCATTAGTGGATACTCCAGCATTTGAAAATGGAGTAGCACTAACAAGACTCAACGTAGTAGCAGCATCTAATCCTTGAAGATTAATTGGAGAAACAACAAATTCACCAGCATTTTCAACAACCTGAAATTCACTTTTAAATCTTTCTGGAACAATTCTAGGATCTCTAGTTGTTAGAGTTATTGTATCTGTAACATACGGAGGAACATTAAATACCGGACCAAGAGTAGGATTACCTAAAGGACCACCATTTGGAGGACCTTGGAATACGATAGAACTTGTTAAAGTTTGATCATAAGAAGTAGAAGATCTAAATCGTAAATTCAATACATCGCCATTTTCTACAAATATAGATGTTGACCAACTACCAGTATCATTTTTTCTTATTTCAGCACCACCCTGATTAACAACAGCAGCAATTCTTACATCTTCTCCATCGACAGCACTAGTGTCGATAGGTAATGTTGGATTACCATCATCCCCAGCGAGAGGATCTTCTAAATCATTATATGCTCCATCTGGATATTCTACACCAAGTCCACTAATAGGAACATCAACATAATATAACCTATCCACTTCGGCATTAGGTAGTGTAGTTGTTGTAGATACTCTTACTTTTCTGTATTGATTAAGTATAAAAACAGCATCATTATTACCACCATTAATTCTAATCTGATCTAAATCTTGATATCCAGTTCCTCTTTCGACGATTTCTAAAATAGCAATGCCGAAAGCAGGATCAGCTTGGAGAGTTCTAATTGTGAGGCCAGTAGCAGATGGGGTGGTAAGATTGGTAGTGGTGTATATCGTGTTATTAGTATATCCCGTTCCTTGTTGGTTGATATCAATTTCAACATCATCGGAGAATGTAAAAATAGGACTTAAAGTAATGGGATCAGGATATCTATCTACTTCTGTCCAGATTTGTTGATCATCATTTCTAGTTCCTACTATTTGAGTTACTTCGAAGTTTCCATTGCCTTGATTAGCACCATATGTTCCAGCTGGATTATTGTCAAATCCACCTGGCAAAGTTTTATTTGGAACGGCAAATATAGTTAAATCACCAGTAGTTTTTGTAGTATAATCTAAACCAATAAGAGTTCTTGCTGTAATAGAATCTCCTAAAGTTAAATCATTAATAGTTTGTACCCAGTTAACTCCATCGGTAGAGATTTCAATATCACCAGTAGATTCTGCTTCGACAATAGTATCATCATCGATACCTGTGATAGGAAATGTTCTTGTCTTATAAGTACCAAAATCAAAATCTCTTTGGTCAATAAAATCAGTAAATACACCATCAAATAATGAAGTTACTTCCTGAAGTTGTGCTCTTGTAGTAATACTCCAAGTGTCTGATACAGCACCATTAGTGCCAGTCTCATTCCAATATTCATCAGAAATAGTAAGTGTTACGTTTGTATTAGTGGTATACCAATCTTCTGTAAGAATTCTAAGTCTTACTGTATTTCCTGCCTGTACTGTAAAATAAACATTTCCTGATGTATTTCCACTAGCCGATGCTGGTTCAACTACCGTAACATTGTTTCCGGAAATATTAATAATTTCTCCTGTAATGTTAGGAGTATCAACATATCTTCCTACTGCTAATTGACCAACATTTCCGGAAGTAACAGTAAACGTTTTGCTACCGTTAGTTGTACTTGCTGTAATTGCTATAAATTGATCTTGTTCTCTAATATATGGACCATCGTTAATACTAAATGCTGCTTCTGCTGAGTTTGGATATACTCCTTTAGGACCACTAGCAGATACAGCAATACGAATAGGAACTCTAAGTTCTATTCCAGAGACTTGAATTGCTTGAGAATAATATGTTGTGTTCTTTTCAAATACACCAATAAATGAACCAGATGTGGGATTTGTTCTACCAAATTGATCAGTAAATGAAAAGAAATCTGGTTGTGCGTCAGGAAGTTTCGTACCTACAGTGACATCATCAGTTCCTTCCCCAATCTGAACCTGAAAAGTAATATTAGTATTCCAAGTATCTGGAGTTGGATACCTTAATTCAATAAAATCACCAGGATTAACAATAACCCCAGTAGAGCCTGCTGGAAGAAATGGCATGTTGCTACGAAAATTCCATTACTAGTCCTACTATTTAGGCTTGATTCTGCTCGTCTAGTGCTTTAATATCTACCCACGGACCTCCATTTACTCTCACTTGAAGAGGAATAGATGCTTTTATTTCCGATTGCTCGTCGATATTGTTTAAACTAATTCTTCCGGATTTATAAAAATCCGATTTTTCTGGATGAATACCAGACTGGTTAATTTTATTCTTCTTAAATTCTTTCATAGTGTACTAAAAAATGTATTAATCAATGTTTGAATGTTATCAGGTAAAGAAGAAATATCGTCTCCTTGATTATAGTTTTCTTTTCTTTTAGTTGATGTCTTTACCTGAAAAGGAGTTTCCGAGTTAGAATCAAAATTATATTGTTCAGTTGTATATACCACCTCCACATATGGATCACTAATACGCGGATATTTAAATTGAACTGCCGAAATAAATGTTGTACTGTCCATGGTTTTTAGATATTTAGGATGAAGGTGGTGTACCTATTTGTCTCATGTTCTGCCAAGTAGAACTACTATTAACACTTACTTGACTATCTGGATCTTCTGTCTTGATTTCTACGGGTATTTCACTATCATTGATATTAATTTGCTGTGAGAATATATACTGCTGGTTTAAGTCAGGAACAACAGTATCAATATCTGGATTAGGATAAGCGTTAGGAGATAATGGTTGCCCTTCAGCATCAAATGTTTCTTCTAAACGTGGTGCTCTAGTTGTACAATTAAAAGTATAACTATCCGTCCCAATACTTATCGAGTAAGAACGAGTAGTTGTTTGACCAACAACAAATCCACCAGAAGTACCACCGGGAGTTCTTGATTGATTGAACGGGGCAGATGTATATCTCACAAAAATAAATTTCTGTGTAGTGGGAACCAAAATTTGATTTGTAGTCCAACTGCTAGCATTTAAACTGAGTCTTGTTCCTACACCAGAGACAGAATTACATCTACAAGGCATATCAGTTGTATTTCCCCAATCAACCCTAGAATAGTAATCTTGATCGTCTTCTGCGTTTAGAATAGTATTTCCACTAGCAGTTTTAGTTCCACCGCTGCTGGTTCCGATTGGTATACCATTTCCTAAAGTTTTAGGACCTGGATTGTTATCGTTAAATACTCTGGCTGTTGTAGAACTGAATGTTCTTAAGGTCGGACTAGCAATAGTATTTCTTGCTTCCAAAACATATGTTCTAGTTGCCGGAGAATTAGATCCTGCAGTTGAATTTAATCCTGTATTAATAGTAGTGGTATTACCAGTTGCTGCTGTACCCAATCCAGTGGCAACAATAGGACCACTAGAACTATTTGCTCTAATACGGACAGCATTAGCAAGAGTGACACCCCATTGGAAAGTTACATTACTGCTTGGATTGCCATTTGCAGATGTCTGAGTTGTCGATGTAAAGAAAGAAATACTTGGTGGAGTAAAATTATAGATTAGTCTAGCGCCACCTCGAGCCCCTGATCCTGCTGGGGCTTCTGTTTGCGTGAATCCGCCAGGTCCGAAAGAGATCTCGATTTTATTACCAGCACCTCCACCACCCATCGTTCCTCCATTAGTACCAGCAGGTCCTTGACAGGCACCACCATATCCTATTCCCTGCCCTCCTTGATTGTCACTATTTCCTCTAGGGCATCCCCCAGCACCGCCACCGACTCCATCAGGGTTTCCATCATCATCACCACCAGATCTTCCAGGTCTTACACTATCACCGGGACCAAACTGGCCTCCGCCACCTCCACCTCCACCATTATCATCTGTTCCTCTACCTCCACCATTAGCTTGAATAGTAAGTCCGCTCCATCCAGAAATGAAACTACTACCCCCGCTGTTATTAATACTTCCACCGCTACCAACTCTAATGCTTATATTTTGACCATTTGATACAGGTCTTGCGGGTCCGGCGGAAACCCATCCGCCACCGCCGCCTCCGCCTCCTTGACGGTCATTATCATCATCACGATATCCACCTCCACCTCCACCAATGACAACACCCCTCATACTAATTACGCCAAAGGGAACATTAAAATTATAATTTCCTGGTGAGTTATAATTGACGTTAATCATTTATGGAGTACCTATCTCTCTCATGTCTTGGAACCCACCAGTATTTATTGAGACTTGAACATCAGGATTATCTGTTTTTATTTCAGAAGAAACTTCAATGTCATTCATATTTGCTGTATTGGTAATAATATAGGCATCGCTAGGATTAAATGTCGTATCAATATCTGGATTAGGATAAGCATCTGGTGATAAAGGCAATCCATCAAAGTTAAAAGTTTCTTCAAGGATTGGTGCTCTAGTAGTTACATTAAATGATGAAGATTGTGTACCAAAAGAAAAGTTAATTGTTTGTGTATTAGTCTGACCTAAAGTTTGTCCTGCTTGGTTTTGACCACTAGGAGTTCTATCAGAATTAAATGGTGGCGAAGTATATTCTACATAGAAAAAACTTTGTGTTGTGGGAATTAGAACATTAGTATCCCATGTTATAGCATCTGCTGATACTCTCACCCCAGCACTACCATTAGCAAATGTATTCATATCAACTCCTGTAAAATCTACCCGAGTATAATATACCACATTAGGTTCTAATGATGTTATATTAAGTGTACCAGGAGATGCTGTTGTCCCTGGAGTAATACTAGTGGGGGTATTATCATTAAGAGCACTTACTGTTATAGTTTGTGATGCTGTTCCGGCAGCATTAGTAACAGTCATTGTGTAATCTCTTGTCCGAGGAGAAGTAACTCCTGCTTCGGATTGCCCTACATCGTTGACAACTAACGTACCACTACTTCCAGAAACAGAATAAGAAGTAACGCCACTTTGTATTGTAAATGTTGTAGCAACAGAGTTACCACTACCATCTTCACTAGTATATGACCAACTAATTATGGTACTAGAAGAAGGAACACCATTGGAACTTGTTATAGGATTAGGAGAGGCAGAAAATACATCGATAGTTGGAGGTATAGCAACAATAGCTATTTCAGCACTAACAAAGGTAGCACCCGAAGATTCCGAAATACTAAAGTTAGTGGCAAAACTAGCATTTAATACAGGGATTTCTACTGGTGAATAAATCTGAAGAGGATTTACAGCAGGGTCTGGGAGTCCACCGGCATATGAAGATCCACCACCTCCACCTCCACCAAAGTATCCGCCAAAATCAAAGTCAGTGTCCCATCCACCGCCGCCACCGCCGCCGCCGTAGTAACCTTGTCCACCATCGCCACCAGTTCCATCAACACCATCACCACCAGCACCGCCACCAGCACCAGGAATGTTGTAGTTGATTGTTATATATCCAGTATCAGAATCTGACTCTTCTAATATAGCCGGAGCAATAGTATGATAGTTTGGGTTGTAATATCCATCTCCTCCACTGCCGGGGTATCCACAGATATGATTACCAGCAGCAGAGTCAATACCACCAAGACCGCTATTGAAACCTCCACCTCCACCACCGGATCCACCATTAGCATTAAATCCATTACCGCCAGATGCGGCAGTGCCACCTACACTAGGCACTACACCACCTAAATCAGAAAGGATAATGCTAGTTGTTCCAGGATTGTCTCCAGCTATGAAATTGGTTGCAGTAACATTAGCGGCAGCGCCTGGACCACCACCACCACCGCCAGCAGCAACAACAATATCACCGTTAAATGCTATAGCGGCGGCTCCACCTCCGCCACCTCCACCACCAGAAGTTCCCCAAGTTTCACTGCCGATTGCTAGACCACCCGTACCACCAGAATTAGCTCCAACAGCGCCAAATCCACCTACAACAGTACCAGCTCCAGTTTGACCATTGCCACCATTATTGCCAGAGATAATATCTAATGTTAGACCAGCAACTCCGGTGATACTACCAGATATTTTCTGTCCTCGTCCCCCTTCTCCACCAGGATTGTTATTGAAAGTTGGAGGTGAACCTATTAGTAGAAAAGAATCACCACCAGAACCACCTTTACCGCCATGTATGACGTAGTTTATCTGATCAACCGAAGCAGGTATTGTAATATTTGTGTTACCTGATGTAAATGTTTCCCCAAATGTTCCTACATTTCCATTAGGATCCCATAATCCTCCAGGTTGAGCAGGAACATTTGCAAGATCACCACCAGATACTCCAGCAGTTCCACCAATACCAGACAAATATCCGAGTGTAGTTCCGCCTCCTCCACCTGTAGAACCATTTAAGTCTTGACCAGCTGCTCCACTTGGAGATCCAGCATTACCACCAAGAGTATTTCCAGGTCTAGGTGGATGACCAGTGCCGAGGAAAGAGAGATCATCTCTAGGAACACCTTCTCTTCCACCACCACCAGCCATCATTATGATACGACCAGCATCACCATTGTTATCATAGAATACGCCAGCATAGTCATAGTCACCCTTTACAACAGTTAAGTAATTGCCAGATTCAATACGAACTGTTCCGGTAACTCTACTTCCATATCCACCATTTCCAAGTGCTGGATCGGCTCCAGGGGGAGCATTATCAGGAAGAAGTCCTCTTCTACCGTCAAGTCGAAAAGTTATATCGTAAGTAGTTCCTGCTTGGAACACACCACTTTCATCATTTATTTGAAGTAGGCAGATATCACCCGGAAAGGAGTAATTTGTGAAGTTAGTAATATCTGTGATAGGACCTTGATTAATAAGTTCTATTGTCATTTTTTTAAGATGATGGTGGAGTTCCTATTTGTCTCATGTTTTGATATCCTCCGCTATTAACACTTACTTGAGTGTCCGGATCATCAGTTTTAATCTCAACACCAACTTCGGCGTCGTCCGAGATAACAGTATTACTAAAAATATAAGGTTGATTTACATCCGGTTCTAAGGTATCAATGTCTGGATCAGGATAAGCGTTAGGAGATAGTGGTTGACCTTCATAGTCAAAATCTTCCTGGAGAACAGGTGCTCTAGTTGTAACTGTCACCGTAACATTATCAGTTCCACAAGTAAAAGAAATATTTTTGCTATTAGTTTGTCCAATAACTTTACCATTACTATTAGTACCACCAGGAGTTCTGGATGTATTAAACTCAGGAGATGTAAATCTTACATAAAACTCGTTATTAGTACCTGTTGTAGTTAATCTAGAAGGTCCAAAAGTGCTGTTATTTAAACTTACCTCAGTATCTGTTCCGGCAGTAACCTGAGTATTCATATCTACTCCGGTTGGTCTATATCGTATAGAATACACTGTGTCTGGTTCTAAAGCACTTAGTTCAGTATCATCTACTGTCTGTGTACCATTCTGATTTACAACACTAGTAGGATTGTTGTCATTTCTTACATTGGCAGTGGCACTAGTGCTAGTACCAACATTGGGTTGTCCAGGACGAGTTTGTCGAGCAACTAAATACAAAGTTTTTTGAGCAGGACTAGTAACTCCTGCTACCGACGTTAATTCAGTGTCTAGATCTACACTCCCACTGCCAGTTACACCATCATAGACGAGATTGTCCACAAGTAGATTTCCCGGAGATCCAAAAGCAGCATCTCTTATTCGTAGATCAGTAGCAAACTGAACGCCGGTCCAACTACATGTATTTACAGACGACGGGACACCAGTTGTTGAGTTTTGAGCCTCAACAGTAAAAGTTCCGATTACTGGATCTTCAAACTCATATTGTATTCTAGCGCCTCCAGTTCCTCCATTTCCTGCTTGACTTGTTGCACCGGTTCCGGTTCCACCTCCGCCTCCACCATAAGTTCCACCAACTCCGTTACTAGGACATGGCTGACCACCTCCTCCAAATCCTATTCCTTTACCACCATTTCCAGCAAAACGGGATTCGCCGCCGGGAACACATGATACTTCTCTATATCCACAGTCACCATTTAAATTTCCAGCATTTCCTCCTCTTCCAGCACGTAAAGCAGTAGCAGCGCCACAACTACCAGATCCACCACCTTGATAAAAGTCATCTTCATTACCACCATCTTCTCCTGGTCGATTATCATCTACAGTGCCACCACAAGTTCCACCGGGACTTCCGCCACCGCCAGATCCTCCTATTCCGCCACCAGCAACTGTGCTTTGTCCTGTAGGAGCATATCTAATACGGGTCTGACCGCCAGGGGAAGAGGAATCAGGCGGAGCAGACCCACCTGCCCCCACATTGATTGTCCATTGTTGTCCAGCAATAACAGAATGATTTCCAGCACAATAAGCGCCTCCACCACCTCCACCACCTAAGGCATCACCATCATTATCAGCATTACCAGATCCACCAGCACCAATACAAATAGCACGTATGCTTATTACAGCAAAAGGTATAGTAAACGTACTATCTCCAGATGATGTGTAATTAACATTAATCATTTTTAAATTTTAATAACATACTCCATGAACATATAAGGAGATACAGCGTTATCTAACTTTTGAACATTGCTAGTATTAAGAGTAACATCCGTAACCAAACCCTGTGGATCTACTGGTGTAGTATTGACAGTAAATTTAAAATCTGATTTATCCCTAAGTTCTTGTGTTCCAGGAAGATTAACACTATGGTTATGAGAGGGAGCAGCAGTAGATGTAGGTGGTGGTTCAATCTGTACTAGTTCATTAGATCCCTCAGTTCTACCAGCATTATCTCCTCTTTCAAATGTATTAAAGAAAGCACTATCTTCCCAATTTCCAAGATATGTGTACACACCAACATTTGCTCTGTGACCATGAGCTTGGAAATTATCTTCCGTCAAGAAAGAATCTCTAGTGTTGCCTAAATTGTCTTCAGATCTAAAAATAGGATTACCATTAAAATCAACAGTTTTTTGTACAACTTCAAAAAATCCACCATAACTAATCTGGACTTGATCTCCAACTAAACTATTGACAACTACCTCAGCACCAACTCGGTTTATAATAGAATCAGGATCCTGAGCAATATTATCGTTAATATATTCACCACTACTAAGAGAAGCAGTAACGTATTTAGATCCCAAGTCCGGAAGTTGAAAGAACTCATCATCTAGTTCATCTTTAGCAAAAGGACATTGATTTCCTACACCAATAACTCTTGCCAGAGCAGGATATAATTCTGCTCTAAGAATACTACCATCACACCTTAAAAATCCAGCTGGAATCAAATCCTTAAAGGCACCTGAATCTGGAAAATTTGTTAGAGGGAGTTGTATTGTAAAAGGTAAAATGGTCCCCGTGGTGCCGCCAAATTTTCCCTTTTCTGATGTGTAATACTTGGTCATTAGTATGCTCGTATAAGAGTTAAACAGGTTACTGTTGGGGAGTTGGCGCTAATCTGAAGTTGAAAAGCATTAGGAACATTGTCGGGAACAATATTTGCTGATACATTAACAGAAACAAGTCCAGGAATATTTAGACTTCCGTTATCAAAAGTAATGTTAATCTCACCCTGGTGATCATGAGCATCAATAGTATCCTTTGTCGTAATCTCCACGGGAGTGACTCGTGTAAAGCTATTAGCAGCATTATTAAACAATACTTCTGTTGGAGTTACTACATTATCACTACCGTCGATAGGATCAGCAGGTCCTAAATCATAATTAATGCTGTTTACTTGACTACTAGCATCGCTAAATGGTAACTTACTAGAAACATCAAATCTACCAAACTTTTTCAAGTTATCTAAAGTTCCTTTTGCTGGTGTTCCAGGATCAATTCCTCTATCAGATGACACAATACCATCAGCATCTCTTAATTTGTATACAATACCTTCAAACCATGGTTTACCAATACCATGACTTTGTGCCGCTGTTCTAATTGGAGTATGTGTTCTGGCGGGAGCAGTACCTTCAACTCCACCTAAACTATATCTACCAACTCCAGATGAAAATGGATTTTGAATTCCAGTAACTTCTCCAGTATCTTTAGAATCATTCCATTCAAAACCAACCTCCACTTCATCACTATCATATACAAATCCAACAAAAGGACAAGCACCTGCTCCGTCCTGATCAACTGTTCCATACCAATACTCTGTAATGGTAACTTCCGGGTTACTCCAAATACCAACACCTCTACCGGGTTGAGTAGAAGCATCATTTTTGTTAATAGTGCTATATGATCCTAGGTGAGCATGTGGAGGTAAATGTTCTCTACCTAGTTTCCTACCAACAATATTAATTGTATCGATACCAAATCCAGGAACAAATTCTAAAGGATTTCCTTCTCCATCCCTATCAATAGTTCCAGTAAAGAATGGATTTCCGATCTGTGTTACTCTAATAAAAATATCATTACCGGGTGTAGTACCACCAACTAAGTTTCCTCTAATGATAAGCAAGTCATCAACTTCATACCCTTCTCCCTTTTCTCGTCTAGCAATCTGATATGTACCATCGATGTCTTTAATGACATTGAAAGTAGCATCAATACCAGACGTAGGTGGTACTTGAACAGGATCAGGTTCTACAGGAACATTACCGAAGAACAAAACACCACCCGAAACTTCAGCAGTACCGCTAACAATTTCAGCACTTTGTAGTGTGCCATCAGGATCAGGTGTAAACGAGAAGTTTAAATCTGTTTGAGCAAACTCAATTCCAGGTACACCAACATCACCTTCAGGTCCAATGTAAATACCAACTACATCTAAAGCATCGGCATTATCAATACCAAACTGAGGTTGATCAGCACCAGGAGTTAATGGTCCATTATCAGGAACAGAAAAATAATCTATGTAAATATCCGCCATTCCTTTCTGATTAGGATTAGGCAGTTTAAACTGGCCAGTGTAATTAGGGAAATCTCCAGCGGAGTTTCCACCATATGTATTTTTAATAACTCTTCTCAATAATGGATATTCAGAAGCAGTTAGCTCCTGACCATTACAAACTAACCACCCAGGAGGGATAGATGTTAATGACCCAACCCACGGAACAGCAGATCCGACAGGTTGGGCTTTAGCAGTTCTAACAGAGGAATAATTGGGCATATTAGATTTCCGTTAACCACCATCCAACATCAACACTTGCTCCAGTGCTAGTTCCATCATAGCGGACGTTTCCTAGATACACAAGACCAAATGCTGCGTTTGGCGTCTGAACTAGTAGTTCTCCACCATTGAATCCAGATCCTGTAATAGGTCCAGAGTTATCAGCACCACCTTGAACTCTTGTGCCATCAACTGCTCTAATTCTTAGAGATACATTGTAAGTGAGTCTACCACCAACATCAGTAATACGGATCATATCTCCGTGAGTTGGAAGTTCTGGTAACTCAAGTAACATATCAGCAGCAGGAGCGATGAAATAGTTAGTATTTGAAGAGATAGGTTGAACCTGTACACCAGGACCAATATAATCCCATTGTCTTCCACCGGTAGGAGTCATGAAAGCTTCCTGGCCAGCGAAACTCATGGATCCATCATTATTTATGGAGAAGTTAGTCTCCCCAATTTGAGAAGATGTTAGGTTAGAACCAGATCTATCAATTAAAGTATCGGCATTGACATTTAGATCAGCACCGTTGATAGTAACATCACCGGCAAAAATATTTTCTCCAGTGGCGTTAGTTCTAATAACACCAGCGATGGTCAGATCACCAGAAGCATTATTGAATACGAGTTGGTTATCATCAGTGGTATTCTTGATGACAAGATTTCCTTCCGTAATTGTTGTGTTTCCATTAGCAGATTCAACAATAAATCTATCAAGGTTATCTCTACCAACTCTCAAATCTCCACGGATAAATGTTTCACCGTCAAAACTATCAACAGCAAATTTTTCCTTATCGGCATCATTAGATCCATCAGTGATGACTAATCTTTCAAGATCAGGAGCAGTAGTACCTTCTAGACAGATACTCTTATCAACGGTTAACTTACCACCAATAAAGGTGTCACCAGTAACAGAATCTACAGAGAAAGAAGTAATAGCAGGTGAACCACCATCAGTAATAACAAATTGTTGGTTAGTTACCTGATTGATTGCTGTTACTGTAGTAAGTTCTCCGAGGTTGCTATTATCATCAGAAGATAGTCTAAAGATATCTCCCACATTAATAGATCCGCTGAAGTTACCAGTAGAAACATTTTCTAAAGTTCCTTCCGCAACATCTAAGAGATCTTGAGTTAAGAAACTGACATTGGCAGAGAAGTCAAAGCGAACAAGAACTGCTTGATCTGGGTGATCTGTTCTTAGGTACTTGTAGTTTGTAGGAGGTTCAGCATCAAGAGGAAGATTAGAAGGTGTACCCAGAATCATGTCACCATTGACATCTAGTTGGTTTCTAGCACGTCTTACTCTTACGTATAGAGGATCTGGACCAACATCATTTAGATTAGGAACACCAATAACTTCTAGAAGTTCACTATATTCTTCGCCAACAGGAGCATTTCCTTGTACTGGAGAAGGTACTGATCTATCAATCAAGACATAAGATCCAACTTCAAAGTCTAGAAGTGTAGCAGGTTGATCAATAGTTAATCTGTAAACTGTTGGGTCAGTAGCAAATCCAACACTAGTATCTTTAAACTCAGCTTCATTACCCCAATACTGAGCACCCTCAGAACTTAGTCTGATGTTAATTGGTGTTCTCTTATAGAAGTCAATGTTAGAGTCATCAATCTCATTTCCTTCACTGTGAGCTGTAGTTGGAGTTCCCAAGGAACCACGACGTAGTTCAAACTGACCAGCATTTAGACCACCCTGTAGTGTTACATCTCCAAATAGATCTGTATCAGCATTAACTTCGAGGGAGTTATTAACAACTGTAGTACCACCAAGAGCACCAATACTAATATTAGTAGAAGATAGTCCAAAGTTAATGTTTGTGGTAGTTGTTGTTAGTAAGTTGAACGTTTGAGCAGGAGAGTTAAATCTAGCAATACCAGATCCAGGTGTCAATGCTTGTCCAACTCTAATGTCTCCATCGAAGTAAGCAAATCTGTTATAAACCTTGAGGATAGATCCACTGAATAGGTCGTCAGATGTATTAGCATAAGCACCACCTAGTTCAATTACGCTAGAGAAACTAGAATCATTATTACCAGCAGTTGCTATTCTAACAACACCGTTTTCGGTAGTAGAATGTAGATTAAACTCAGTTACTGGAGAGAATCTACCAATGTTAACAATCTGATTACCAGAGATGTTGCCTAGGTTGATTTCTTGATCAGCAGTGGTTTGGTTGGCAATATTAAGTTCTTCGCCAATATTAACAAAGTTGAGTCTTGTTGTAACTGTTGGGAGAAGGTTGAAGTTTGTAGTTTGACTGATGAGACTTTCACCACCAATGGTTAGATTCTGCTCTAGTAAGCAGTCATCGGTGATTCTCATGTCACCATCAACAACGAATGTTCTGTCTAGTTCAGAAAAATCTACATTGATACCAACTCTTCCATTATTAGTGGTAGAGATTCTAAATGTAGCTTCTTGTGATGGATCACTACTATCACCACCAACTAGGAAAGCGTGATCAACAGTTAAGAACGTTCTGTTATTAGGATCAGGATTGAGTAAGAAATTATTTGATACTCCAGTTTCTAGAACTTTACCACTAATCCATGCCGTACCAACAACATCAAAGTTAGCTCTTGGTAATACAGCATCAGATACAAACCCTTCTTCTTGATCCCCACCCGGACCATGAGTAGCACGAGCTAAGGTATTAATACCAACTTTAAAGTCTCCGTAATCATCAGTTAATGTTCTGATAGATTCAGTTCCTAAGATACCAGTTTCTTTCCATTGATCAACAGATACTTCAATCAACGGACTTCCGGGTAGAGAAGTAATAGTAGTTGGATCACCAGGATCACTGACGATAAGGAATGAAATTTCAACTTCAAAGGATGTACCAGTGACGTTAAGAGCAGTTCTGATACCATTGATATTCTGGAATCTGCCAGAAAATCCACTTAATCTAATCTGAGATCCAGTCGAAATGCCTAAATCAGCAGGAGATGTTCCGAAGATAGTTGTGAATACTGCTCTGTTACTTACAGGAGTTGTAGCACTAATTGTATTAATACCAGCAGTATTATCAACATAGAAGTTGGAATAGATCCAACCTAAAGATCCCGTCTTACCAACCTCTAATCCTTTATAAAGAGTATCTCCAGTGAGAGGAGAATCACTACCGTAAGTAATAGGAATACCTACAGACGCATTAGTTTGATTTGGAGTATGATTAGAAGGTAAATTACCATTAGAAGGATCTACATGAGTTCTCCAGCTATAGTTTTGACCAGATAAGGTTGTTGTTCCTCTTGGATTGAGTCTATAGATAGCAGCATATAGATTGTTCTGTGTAGCAACGATATTACCCTCGGATGGGATATTGCTAAAGTTGAATGAAGAACTATCTAACGTTTGATCACCGCCGTTGTTGAAATCTACGTTCGAGACAACTGTAAGGGCATTACCTTCGATTGGATCAACACTAATCGTTACCGGATTGCCGAAGGAAGCATTGCCATCAACGGTAATCTCTTTCTCAAATACAACTGGTAATGGGAAAGTAGTTACCAATCCACCAAGATCTCCCTCTTCATCATCAGTCTCAACTAGTTGAGCAGATTCTAGGAATGTCTCTTCACCAGTAATAGCATTGATTTTCTTATTACCAATGTAAAGATCACCATTAGAGTTTAGACCGGTATAGAATACAATACCAGCATCTTCTCTCTTAGACTGAGCATAGAAGTCCTGAATATCAGATAGGACAACTTCTTGTCTAAGTGGGAAACCAGTAGAGTAGTTACCAGGACCAAATCCTAGATATTCAAACGTGTGGTTTCCAGATCTAGCGATAGAAGGACGACGTAGTTCAACAAACAGTTTATTTTCACCAGAATTCTTGTAGAGAGAATCACCTACAATAGAAATTCTACGGTCTTCTGAACCAGAAGTAGCATTACCTGTTTGTGCTTCGATAGAGTTAGTAATATACTCGTATCTGCTTAGAGCAGGGTTACTAATAAAATCAAGAATAGATTCCTTTGTTTCACTATTCTTGCTATCATTTGTTCTGACAAGACCATGTACATAGTTATCAGCAGCACAAATAGTCTCTGGGGGATCTAAGATAGTGCTATCTCTGCTACCATCTGGCTGAACCTGGAACCAGAGAGGATCGTTCTTATAGTTTAGTGGATATAGTTGAGAAATAGGTTGAGAGAACTTAAAGTTTCTGAAGTTATCACCTACACCAGGACCAGTTGGGAATGGAGAAATATTACCACGTAAGCAGGTTAGATAGTAAATACCTTCTTGCTGGTTAGGAATACGTCTCTGGATTTCATTAATATCAAAGATATAGAAAGAATCTTCGAAATCTCCAACATCTTCAACCGAGATAACTTCATAATCAGATGTGGAATCATCAATAATAACATCACCAGGAACCATTGTAAGAACATTAGCGTCCTTATTGCTGTATAGATAATCTTCCTTAGCAGACTTGCTTAGTGCTTCATTACCAGCACTGTCTGGTTTTGCTTGTAAAGTAGCAAAGATGTTGATTGGATTACCATTGATATCGAACGTAGGATCATTATCACCATCAAGAACAGGTTGAGCAAATACAGTGTTGACAAACTGATTGTACTCGATGGGCTCACTAGACTCAATCGCTTTGATAATTAAGTAATGGTCATTAGTTCCATCGGGGTTAAAGTATCCCTGAATATAACCAGAACCAGAAGAATATCCACTCCAAGTAACTCTATTAAGAACTGTAGATTCTAATTCATCAACTCTAAATGATCCACCTTGAGGGGCATTGATCTTAACAACTGTGAACTTCTCATTCTTTAGAGCGTTGTTGTTGATACCGTGGTTGAATACAGTTAGTTCTAATCTAAGATCATTAGGATCACCAATACCACCGATATCAATCTGTCTAGCAGACATGATGCTAAACGAAATCTTAGAATCAGTTCTATCAGAATCAATAATCTTAACCTGGCTGGCATCATAAGCATCATAATCTAGATTTGGATCAAGTCCAGGATCACCTGTAGGTAGACCTAATGCTTGCTGAATTGTTCCCCCTGATGTAACAATAGGTACATTAAATGTAGCTACAGGAGCACCTCCACCTAGATTTTGTAGAACGATTCTTTGTGCTACAAGTCTTCTTGTTTCGTCAGTTCTTGCCTTAATGACAAATCCATTGAGAGGATCACGAACCCCAGTAGCATACCTAGGAATGACATAACGTAATCTATAGACTCTATCTTCAGCAGGTCTATCATCATTTAATCTAGTGAAGAAAGCATTCTTTGTTCTAGTGTCAGTTAAAGTGACACCCAACTGAATCATTCTATCAATAATATTGTCAGAATTACCAATGTCAGGAACAGTTTGAATATACCATTGACCAGTAGAAGTATTGGCGTTAGTTAATTCAGCATCAAACTTAACAGGAGATCTTCTCTTATCCGAGAATACATAGAAGTCTTGTCCAAATCCCTGACTGAACACGATTGGAGTAGCACCAGCAAGAGCTTCTGCTTCTGTTTCAAAGATAGAGAAGGTCTTAGGTGTTACATACCTGGCGTAGTAGTAGGTGTTTGGATCAATAGGTCCTCCGCCAATTCCAGCAATTTGAGGAAGAGTAGAATTATTTCCAAAAGTTCTAAAGAATACTTTATGGATGGTATCTGTAGATCCAGGAACATCAAAGACGTGAGGTACATCTGTCTGTAAGACATCATTCAATCCACTAACTTCATTACATAGGTATTGGTGTAGACTATAGTCAAGATCAAGTACATATTGCTGAATCTCAATTTCTAAATCTGGATCAACAGAATCAGTTTCAGAAGAATATAGATAGATACCAGCGGCAGCATTTTCTTTGGTGCTAGCCAGCATCAATTTAGTTTGAGATGATGCTTCAAAAATACCAGGATAAGTAGCAGCATCAGCATAGTTTTCTGGTTGAGTAGTTCTACCAGGAGCAATTACATAGTAAATAGTATTTGTTTCGAGTCCCCTGGGAAGTCTGATAACTCGCTTGTCTGGATTTGTACCAGCTCTTGCTTTAGGTACAAGTCTAATAGGAGTTCCTGTTTCCCATTTGTGTGGGTCAGATACACCACCGCCAGTATTGACAGTGAAAATAGTTGCTCTGGTGGCAAGGTTAGCGGTATTAACAGTTGGTTCAACTCTTGTTACGCTACCACCAACTACAGGCTCAACTCTAGGAACACCAATAGATGTTACATCACCAACAATAACATCTGTGCCAATACCAGCATTAACAAGATCTCTGTATTGACTTAGGTTAGCTTCAATATCAACGAAGTCTCCTGGTCCATATGTACCGGGAATTTGAGGAGGTAGATCAGGAACAATACTTAGATCAAATACCTGATTTAATCCGTGATCACCTGTGATGATGACAGAAACGTTACGGATAACTTCATTTAAGATGTTGAATACTTCATCATACAAGAATGTGGTGAAGATTTCCTCTCCGTTAGTACGAGAAGGATTAGCAGTGTAGAAAACGCCACGATCATAAGATCTATCGTTTCCACCATATAAAACGTTGAAGGCATAAGCATCAATAGTCTCTTTTACATCATCAACTAGTTGTGCTTGATTAGATAAAAGTTGAGTTGGGAAGTTTGCCTTTGCTCTATCTAATGCTTCTTCGGTAGCAAGTTCTTTGTTAGCGAGAATTAATGTAGATAAACCTTGCTCTCTTTCACTAATTGGTTGTAGTCCTTGGTTAAGAATTACATTAATATCACCGAAGTATGTTTCGATAGTAGAAGCAATGTTGACACACTCAGGATATTCATTATCAAGTCCTGGCCATGGAGTAGGAGCAGCAACACCAGCACTATCTTGAACAATACTACTATCCCTTACAGGATTTTCTGCTGCCCAAGCACCAGTTAGTACATCGTCATCATCTAATAAAGTCGCTGTCTGTGGTAGAGAGAAGTAGATAAAAATGCTGTTGGTGTTTAGAGCAGGAACTTCATCACCAATAGTAGATGGTAAAGATCCAGAAATACCTAACTCAATTCTACTATCATCAATAATTCTCTTAATGAATGTATTAGCAGGAATAGATGGGTTTACAGATACTGGGGTAGCACCAGGATTTAGTCTACCATCCGTAAAGTTAGTGGTGTTGTAATCATATTGAACTACTTCCATACCAACTAGAAGACCAGTGGTATCCCCAACATCAACAACAGACGTGCCATCAGTTTGACAATCTCTGTATAGAATGTCAAAGTTTCTCATAGCAGCAATACAGAGATTCTTGACATAATCAAGCGCCTCTACAGTCTCATTGAGTTCTCCTGGAATGTATGTTAGAGAACCACCTACAAAGTATGCTTCTGCCGCCTGAATAGTCTGGATGTTACCACCAACTCTTAAATCTTGTACAACAGCATCAACAAAATATCCAATATCTCTTTCACACTTGCCAATCTCAATACCAGGCTTAGTTAAGAGATATGGATATTTGTCTAGAATATATCCATATGCTTCCTGTTGAATGTATAGTTTGTTTCTTTCAATAGAGTTAGAAGCATCCTGAGCATAGTTATCAACAGCTAATCCGTCAGGATTTAAAGTATCCAAAGAAACTGTATATCTCTGGAATCCGGATGGAGTTACTTCAGCATTATAGATTTGGTTAATGCCGCCAGCACCTTTCAAGGAGAGGAACACTTCTTCTCCAGACTTAGCACCAAGTCTAAATCCTTCTACGCTAGTAACTGGTTTTTCAAAAGGATCGTAAATAGTATCAGCACCAAAGTATAATCTACCATCGGTGTTTGAAGCATCCTTAGTTACTTGAGCGTCTAAGGAGTAATACTTAAGTTGTGTTTCATTGAAAGCGGAATCATTAACCTGTTCAACAGGAACAATATCAGTAATATATCCACCCTTATCCTGGTTAAAGGAGAATCCTTTGAAACCAATAGCATGTAGAGATGTATTACCGAAGTTAGAGTTAGAGTTGGTGATCGACATATCACCACCAGACTCCATCAAGAAGTGGTCGAAGAATCCAACAGCGAAGACCGATACACACTGGATGAACGCGTCATCAGAAGCACGGATGTGGAAGTTTCTCCAATCATCTTTCCAGTAAGCATCACCTCTGGTGTGATATGGTTCTGTAGCGAAGGCATCAGTGATAGATGCTTGGTTCCAGGTATTTGTGAACTCATCGTAGCGGATGTATGCTCTGTCGTCTCTCTGGAGCGATACACCAGTGTACTGAGCAACAACCATCGACTTGAATCCAGTTGCCTTGGATCCATCTGCCCACATACCACACTGACCCCAGGTGGATCTAATGGAGCAGTTGAAGACATATGGAGATGCCGATTCTACAGAGTCAATCTCTGCCTGTACTCTAGCAGCAATATCTAGAGCAGGAACAGAAGTAAAGTCATATCCCTGAGCGTTGATATCAAGACCTAAAACTAGTTCTGTTGTATCAATTTCATACTTAAAGACTCTTGGATCATTATCATCAAGTTCCGTTACCTTAAACGTACCGTTAAGTAGATCGTTTAGACCATTGTCGATAATGGCAACATACTGATCTCTAAAATAACCGTGAGCAATCTTTGTGGTTACAACAACAGTTGTCTTGGTTACATCAGGGTTATCTTCTAGTCTGATGTTGGTAATATTTCTTGTATCAGATAGAGGTCCAACGATTCTGTTCTCCTGAACAAGTGCCTCTAAATCACCATCATCAATAGTTGGTTGGAACAAGGAGAAAGATCTACCAACCTTTTCGTAATACTCATCAAGATCTTTCTCATCAGCATAAGTCATGATAGTGATCTTATGGTGAGAATATTCTGGAGTTGCTAGATTAGTATTTCCTTTCTGGTAGTAAACTCTACCAACTTTATCAGATGGGTTGTATAGGGGAGAATTGCTAGATAGATCACCATCTTTGATAGTGAACTGCCATAGATAGCAACCACCCGTTAGGTTAAAGATAGAGGTTCTTTCCTGTGTGGCATCAACAGGATCAGGAACATACAGTGGTCTGACTATAGTTCTACGTAGGTCATAACCAATAAGAGAACAACCCCTAGGGACGATAGCACCGCCTGTACTAGAGTTAAACTTATAAAGAGCGTTATCAGGGTTGGAGAGATCGAGAATAGTGTTATCATTCCATTCCTCTAACGTCTGGTTATAGTTAAAAATAGGTACATCACCAGTAATAGTAACACCAGTTAGAAGAGATAAATCTCCAGCAGCTAATACATCTGTAATAAGAGTTGTTAGTGTAGCAATACTACTCTGTACATCCACACAAGCAGCAGCATTACCCGAAGGTAATACAGGAATAACTGGTCCTTCTACTAGATATTCAGCTGGTCCAGCAAGAAGAGTAAGATCTTTAGACAGTAACTGATTAGTTACTGCTTTTTGCATCTCAACAGCAGCACGTTGGAAAGCAATAACGGATTGTGATTCTTCTCCTAAGATGCCATTTTCAATAGGAAGTCCGTTGACATCAAAATATGCCTTAGCAGCGGCGATTGATTGAGCATTTCCGCCATTTGCTAAGTCAGAAGAAACAGCATCAACAATATATCCAATATCACGTTTACACTTAGTTTCTCCGGGATCTAGAGGTCCTACTTCTTCTGCTGGTAGTCCAAGGCTAGTTCCATTTGAAACAGCATCGGTAAGATATACAAATAGTGTAGTAATATAGTTTTGAACGTCTGCGCAGGCAGCAGGATCATATTCAATACCAGATCCAGTCCCAGCAGAATCATGAGTAACTGTAAGATCTTTATAATAAAGTTGATTAGTGATTGCTTCGAGCATCACATCTCTTGCTTTATTGAAGGCAGTAATAGATTGATCTTCTTCACCCTGTAGACCATCGTCTACCCAATCTGTTCCTGCTTCGTTAAAATAATTTTGGACAACTTTACGGGTATATACATTACCACCACCCTGAGCAACATCAAGAGAAATGTAGTCAACAATAAATCCTAAGTCTCTCTTACACTTAATTTCACTGTCAGGAGCATCCCCCAAATCTTCAGGTGCTAATCCAGAAAGATCTTGAGCAGTTAAAGGATCTTTAACTGTTGTGGTTAAGTTATCGATAAATGTCTGAACGTCAAAACATGCCGAAGGATCTGTATTGGGAACATCTCCACCAGGATTACCAGGATCATATGTAGGATTACCAATAAGAACTGTTAGATCTTGATATTCTGTACCAGGAACAAGATCAGATACGTATGTATTCGTAATTGCTGCCTTCATTCTAGCAGATGCTTCATCCCAAGCAAGGATAGCAGCATCTAAAGGATCACCAACTGGCAATCCATTTGGTAGAGGGACTCCAGTACCATCAAAATACTGAATAACAAACTGCCTGGAGTAATAGTTACCACCAGTGAATACATCTAAAGATACAGCATCAATAAAGTAAGTGATATCACGCTTACACTTAGTTTCAGTAGCAACAACAGAAGGATAAGCAGCAGCAACTTGGGCCCAAGTATCATTAACAATACGTACCTTGTTATTTTGAATCAAGCGATAGGCATCTTTATATCTAGAATATTCTGTCTCTACAGGATCTTCTGGAAAATTAAAATCTTCCCAGTCAATAGCAATCTGAGCGACAGCAGTGTCAATGATCTGCTTGCGATTCTTTTGAATTAAGCGATAAGCATCATAATATCTGTTACTGTCTTGAACAGCACTATCACCAGGAACTACCCAATCAACACCCCATAGACTTTCATCATACTCAATAGCAATTTCAGCAAATGCTCTATCAATAATTTCTTGACGATTAGCATTAATTAGATTTCTGGCATCATAATATCTTTGCCTTGACTTTCTATCAATGTCTACAAGTCCAGGACGGTTATCGATATAGTGATCACCAGGCATCAGCATAATGCTGAACTGGTCAAATCTATCATTATCAGATCCAGGTAAATACGAGAATCTTGCTACTTCAATAAATGCCCTTTGGATTGTTTTAAAAGGACGTAGTGGAGAATTTCCTCTATTATCTAACTCATCTGTAGCGTTAAAGTCATCAGGGGAAACATAAAGATATTTACCTGTTTTACTTGAATAAAGGTTATCAAGTCTAGTTAAAGCCATAATACTGCCGATGCCTATTGTGGTTGCTTATTCCTCTTGGTATTTATACATCAAGGGCATCGATAATCATCAAAAAAGGTCCCCGAAGGGACCTTAATCACACGGAAGGGGTTTGGTTAGAATGATAGTTCTTCTTTCTTGACAACCACCCAATCTAGAAGACTTTGATATTCTCGATGGGTTTCTGTGCCAATATCAGCACCTTTGCTGAAGAGATAAAAATCAAGTGCTTTGATTACCATATCATGATCCTTTTTAGAAAGTAATGTCATGATGACCTCTTTATTGAAGAACTATTTGTTTGGGATTTAATTCCCAAAGCCCCCGATCTGATTTGAACAGACGACCTGAGCTTTACAAAAGCCCTGCTCTACCACTGAGCTACAAGGGCGTTTTACGAACAAACTGGAACTGCCCGTTACGAGTGCCCCAGATTTGTTTCTTAGGGTTATTTACATCATATCCCTTGTCAAGGACATAATAGTGTGTTGGAGTGAGTTTAATTGATGTGGTCAAGAAAGTTCGTTGACCTCCCCACTCCACAATACACTGATCACCTTCTACTGCCCCAACAAAAGCATCTCCATCCTTCTCAACGAAGAGTGAACATCCTTTTTTCAAGGATAGCATATGATTCTTAATCTTGTCAAGATTCTTTCCACCAATAAATTGTTCTTTGTTTTCAATCTCAAAGTTAAGAATCTCAATCCTGTCTCCGTTCATTACTGGTTCAATAACGAACTGACGATATGGTTTATCAAGCTTATAATTGTATGCTTGCTCACCATAAAACTTTCCATTACCTAAAGCAATGTGAGTCACCCGAATGTAAGCAAATCTACTAGGATTCGATAGTGCTTGAGTTCGGTTATCAAATTGACCTTCTAGTAGTTTAGAAAGTTCTTCAATCATCTTTAGGTAACAACTCAGGATTATTAAGGGGAACATCAAACATTAGGGGATGACATCCTTCACACACCAAGTAACTTGATGCCATGTATAGTTCTTCATCGTCGTAGTCTTTAAACTGAAGTGCTTCAGATTGGACTGCTGGATGCTCCTGAACTAAAATAGGAAGTTCATCAAAGGTATAAGGCATACCTTGAATGAAATACATTCTGACGACCATCCCCATGTAATAGACATAGTTTTGGGATAGTTGATATTCCATTTTGGTGATTTCCACACATTTGTATTTATGTGGAATACCCGTAGTCGGATTCGAACCGACACTGTAGAGATTTTAAGTCTCCTGTCTCTGCCGTTGGACTATACGGGCAAAAAAGAAGTCTCGCTGTTGACTTCGGATTTAGATGCTGCCAAGTGAGATTGGCTACCTCAACTCAGCGTTGTTGAGGAATGGGCAGGGAGGGATTTGAACCCCCGTAGGCAGAGCCAGCGGATTTACAGTCCGCCTCCATTAACCACTCGGACACCTACCCGATGGAACCAACTGGACT